TCAGTTTGTGAAGCTCTATATCTAACATGTAAGAAAGGACGTTTCATACTAGCACCAACAGTTTGGTCATAAACTGAAGAAGTACCAGCAGGAATCATAACCCCTCTAATTGCGTTAGCAGCGCTAGCATCATTAATACCACCTCTTGTAGCTTTGTCATTTAAGTATCTAAAGTCAGACTTGTAAAAGTCATAAGAACCTCTTCTGAAACCAGTGAAACCTAAATTCAATGCCATATCTTCAGAGTTGTCAAATACACCGTAAGATGTACCACCAGCACCATAAGAGTTCATTGAAGCTAACATATCGTCAATAGCTAAGCTAGTTGATCTGTTAACAAACATCATGTACTCTTCAATAGCACCTTGCTTGTCAAACTCAGCAAGTATTGCGTCAAACTCAGCTAAATCAGTAGCAGCATTAACACCAGTTACACCAGTAGTAATATTACCTCTTGATTCAATAGCCGCGAATAAACCTTCAGTACCATAAGAACCAGTATGACTTAATATAGTACTGTTAGCATCAAGTAAAGTATTTGAACCATCTGCAGCGGATAACTCAGACTCTAACATTGCCATTTCAATATAATCAGCAAAACGAGCTCTTGTATCAGCTTCAGCTTTTAAGTACCATAAGTAACCTGATTGTCCGTTTTCAGCAGAAACTTCAACCCAACCAATTCTTGAAGCATCAGAACCAGAAACCTCGTAGTAATCTTTCATAATAATTGGCTTATTAGTAAAAGATTTGAACCTTGGCTCGTTAGCACCTCTTTGATCAGTAGCACCAGTACCAGCAGCGTTAGTATAAGTTTTTCCTTTAGAAAATTCAGAACCATAAACTAATATAGTAGTAGTTTGGTTTGAAGTAGTACTTAAAGTATCTGTACCATAAGGTGAAACGTCAATAACATCAGTCGCTACTTTAGTAACAACAGCTTTAACTATACCATTTGTAGCATCAGCGATTATAATAGTATCGTTTGGTCTAATACCGTGTCTAACTTCGCCGGTGTGACCGTTTGATATACCTGAGTCATCAGAATCAGCACCGTCAATGTCAGCTTGAATTGTAATTTGTGAACTTGAGTTAAGTCCAGCGGTAGCATTAGAAACTTTACCTTTGTAAGATAAATGTAATCTACCTTGCTCTGACCAAACAACTTGATCAGCTGTCATAGCTTCTTCAGCACCAACCTGTGCTAAGAAACCAGAAATTGTACGAGGCCCAAAAACCTCGGCTTCTTTTTCCATTAAATCTGGAACGTATTGTTGAGCCCAACCTTCATTTGCGGTTGAGGCTAAGTCTAGATAATTTGTAGCAAGTGTTTGTTGCACTGAAGCAGGAACACTATTTAAATTACCTCCAGTATTTGAAATTGCCATAATTTTGTAATTTTAAATTGTTATTTATTTTTGTTTTTAATTTTAAACTTAAAATCAGAAGAAGTATCACCTAGCACTTTTACTTTCATGCCTCCAGCTTCAATAGTACCATGACTTTGTCGTGGATTCATACTTACATTTTTAGATTTAGCAACACTATTTTTCATAGCGTCAGCTTGACCTTGCTCGTAAAAGTGTTTTGCAATAGCATCAGCATTCATTGCTGTATAAACAGCCTTGTGATAACCAACAGGATCTTTTAAACTTAAGTCTTTCTCAAAAAACTTTTTATTAAAATTACTTAAGTCGCTTTGTGTTATTTTAACCTGTTCAATGTTATTGACGTTAAATCTATATCTTTTATCACCGACGTTATATTCAAAACCTTTGAATTTGTCGTTAAAAACATTATCTGTTTTTTGTTTAAAAGAACTACGATTTTTTTCAGCCATTTTTTTTGCTGCTTCTGAATCTTTGTTGTATCTATTGAAAAAATCTACAGCTTTTTGCTGCTCAGTTGTGAGCTTACTTCCAGCTTTGATTTCTTCATAGTATTTGGACTTTTGCCCGTCCAAGTGGCTTTTAGCGCTGGCAACTTGCTCTTTTAACGCTAATTTTTTTCTTTTTATATCTTTTTCTTCGTCTTCATCTTCGTTGTAAGAAAATGAATCTTCCATAAGAAAACCTATTTCTTCTGTAGTTAAATGGGGTTTTGTTTGCTTATAATATTCAAGTAAAAGATCTACATCATTTAACTTACTATAATCTTGATTAAGCCTAACGTAATCATTTAAATCACCACCAGTTTCTTCCATAAAGTCAATTAACTTTTGAATATTTTCTGGTAATGGTTTACCGGTAGCCTCAGCTTCTGCTACAGCTTCTTCTACTTGTTCTTCTACTTCAGCAACTTTTTCTTCTGTAGACTCTTCAGTAATTTCTTCTAATACTGGAGTTTCTTGTGTTTTAGCTTCCGGCTGTACTTCTTCTTGTTTTTGTGTGGGCTCGGCATTTTCAGGCTCTGCAACCACTCCGCTGTCGTCAGCGTTATTTTCTTTAGTTTCATTTTTTTCTTCTTTTGGTGTTGGTGGTTTGTCTAAATTTACTTTTATAATGTTATCGTCTTGTTGTGTTTCTTTAATTTCAACTTTATTAACATTTTCTTGTGTAGTTTCTTCAACTACTTGTTCATTTTTTTCTTCCATAATATAATATAATAATAATTAATAATTTTAACTTGGGTCAAAACTTCCTAAATCAAAACCGCCACCTAATATATCATTACCTGCAGACTCAAAGTTTTTAGGTGGTTTGTTTGATTGTCTTTGATCTATAAGCTCTGATTGTTGAGAGTTTCTTCTATCTACAAGCTCTGATTGTTTAGATGCTCTTTTATTTATAAGATCAGATTGTTGGTTTGCTTGTAGTTGTGTTCTAGCATCTTTTCTATCTTCTTTCATGTTATCTCTTTGAGATACAACTTGCATTTCCGCTTGTTTCAACTGCATGTTATAATTAAACTCTAACTGCATTAACTCTTTCTTTAAATTAGCTTCTTGCATCATTTTTTGAGAATCTACTTGCCCTTGCATTTGAAGTAGTTGAGCTTTAGACTGAGTTATAGCTTGATCTTTTTGCATTTCAATTTGAGCAGCGTTTTTAGCAGCTTGCTCGTTAGATTTTGACTGTGCGAGTATGTTTTCCATTTGCATTTGTCTATCTCTTTCTTGCTTTTTCTTTCTACGTATTTTAAGTAATTGATTTGCTAGCTTAACATTACGAGTTTCTCTAAGATCAATAGCATCTTCAAGATCTATACCACCTTGTTGTAATGCCATTTGTATATTGTTTTCTAATATAGCTTTTTCTTCTTCATCAGGCCTCAACTCTAAAAATATACCAAAGTCATACAAGTGTAAATTAGACATTTCTTCCAGCGTGGCAACGTTATGGGAACCTATGGCTTGTATAAAAGCATCTTTAGTTGGTGAATATTCTATAATATCAGATATTCTAAGCGATAAACATTCTGCTGTTTCAGCTGTTAAAAATAAACCAGCCTGTAGTATATGTCTTGTTGCGGTATTGCTGTTAGCAGCAGCTAATTTTTGCACACCTACTAAAGCGTTTTTATCTGGCGTGCTACCATCTCTTGCTTCATTTAATCCGGTCACATCTCTTATCATTTGCAAATAATAATTATAATTAGCAATAAGAGCTTGCATTTTATTACCACCAGAGCTAGATGTTATTTCTTGAATAGGTATTTTACCAGGATTCATATCACCTTCACTTGTAAATGATCTACCTATAATAGAACCAGTTTGGAAAAACATATTTAAAGCTTCTTGTGGGTTATAGTTTGTTCCATTACCTAAATCTACCTCTGCTAAACCATCAGCGTCTAAATAAACACCATCAGGAACCATACGCGACATTACTTGCTGTAGCTTTAAATGTGTTAACTGAATCATATCTGCAAAACCTGTAATACGTCTTACCAAAGAATCTATTTTACCGTCGTACATACGTGGTGCTACGATAGCATAATTCATTTTAACTTTAGTATAATCACTTTTAGGTCTCATCATATTTGATGACATTTCCCACTTAAGTAGTTTATCAGTACCTAATATTAAAGCTCCTTCATAAAGAGTTTCTACGGATCTCAATAATCTTGAATAACCACCTTCTTTATTTTCAGGTGGATTAAAGTTATCGTCTCTTGGTATTATTTTTTCTGCTCCAGTTCCAGTTTCTTTTATTTTATAAACTTCGTTCATATAAGTTTTATAATTAAAGTATAAAACTTGGATAGTGTTAGTGTCTTCTTTATCTGCAGAGTATCTTGTGTTATAATTATTTCTATTATAAGATTTATTTTTCATTATATCTTCAAGATCACTTTCAGATAAATGAGGAAATTGTTTAGCTAATTCGTTTACTGGTATAGATTTTACTTCGCCTACATAATATATATCATCAAAGTAAGGTGAGTCAGTGTATGAGTAAACTAAATTTGCTGGATCTACATAATCTATAATTACGCCCTCAGATGTATTGAAAGAAGTTTTAACAGCACCCATACCTAAAACCGTTAAATCATAATAAAATCTTTTCTTTATTAACTCATACTTATTACCTTCAAACAAAACGCTTAAAGCTTGCTCTTCTGCTAGCTCAACAGCTTGTTTGTAGTTTAATTGCATATGTATACCTAACTCTTCTTCGTTTTCAGGTAACTCTACAATATCAGATTCACGCATGTTAACCCCAAATTTCTCTAATACTTCTTTGTCAAAATCTTGCATAGCCATATCACGCATTATACCCTCCATATATTTAGTTCTTTTTTGAACTCCATTTGGAGATTGTGAAAACGCTCTTATATCATACGTTCTTTGAGCTAAACCATTCACAACAATATCTACAAACTTGGATATAATAGGAACAGGTGTCCAATCTAAATTAAGATAGGACAAATCACCGTTTATAGATAACTCATCCTTATATTTTTGTATTGATTGTTCGCCTCTAGCGTATAATCTTAAATTATGAAACTCTTTGTGATTAGACATGTAACGATTAACACTTCTATCTTCGTTAAACCATTCTGTTTCTATAGCTTTAGCTACTTTCAAACCATAGTCATAACTAAGCTTTTCAGCATCGCTTACTGTTTGACTTGGAAAATAACTCTTACTAGAATATGCCATGTTTATTTTATTATTTGTGAATTAGTTCCAGTATTACTATACTTAGAAATATTTATATTTAGTTTAGGTTTTTCAACCTTAGGATTTGGCGCATATAAATGCCTATTGTTAGCCATTATAGCTAAACCAGAGCTTATTGTTGCGTCAAACTTTGTTCTTTTATTTATATCAAACTTACTCCAGTCATTTAACAGTTCGTTGAAATATAAATCACCAATTGTACCATCTTGTTTTATACCAACATGATCCTGTATATACATTTCAATTGCCGCTGCGTGAGCTTGTTTTATATCTTCACTAGAGTTTGGTATACCACCAACTTCTTTTTCCGCTACAGATAATTTATTCCAAACTTTGTCAGGACGATTCATACTAAATCCTCTGTAGCCTCTACGTCTTAAATAATATAAAAGACGAGGTTTATTATTCTCCGCTAATATTGGCATGCCGTAAAATACTAACGCCATTAATACGTCTTCAAAGAATATTTCAGCTGTAGGTGGTCTTGATAAGTATTCTAAAAAAAAGCTATTCGCAGGAGCGTCCTCCATAC